ATGACTGATCTTGAGATAAGTCGGCCCGCCCTGCCGAAACGTCACGAGGCCAAGAACCTGCTTAAACATGTAATGCCGCTTCCGGCGAGCGCCCTGGAAGTGGAACACCTTCAGCACATCGCCCACCATAATCTCGCGACCATTCTTGTCGTAGACATCGGCCATGACTGCCCTCCTCTTTTACGTTTCAACTGCCGCGACTTCTTCCTGCGATGCTTCCCGCCAGCCGATAGCCTCGTCCATCTCAATGTCATCCCGGTGGGCACCGATAGGACGCCAGCAATCATCAACGCCTTGGTCGCGCAGCCAGCCACAATCAAGAAACTCTGCGATCACGTACCGGCCATCGCGCGAGCGCACCCATATTGGTTTGTTGCGCGGTGCCGTATCCATCGGCTCAAGATGGGGAAGCATCAAATCCATCAGAGACATGTCTTGTTCCAATTGAAGTATGCGGCCTGACTGTTGCAAGACAGCACGCGAACAGAGCCGACAGCCTTACCGTCACGCGCAATCGTTACGACATACTCGTGCGGCTTGTCCGCCTGTTGGACGCGTTGAATGCTGTATTTGCTCACAGATGACACTCCTATTCTGCGTTTGTCTTCGACCTGCGCGGGCAGCGTATCGTCGTGTACCTGCGCCACCACCCAGCGTAGATGTAGTCAAGCAACCGCTTCCGCGCAGGAATGCGCCTCAACTTCCTGGCCAGCTTCCGAGAGAGGCCTTTTCGCTTGAGCGTCATGGCGCCTCCATCATTTCGTTTTCGTGGCCAGCGCGCGGATCACGGCAGCTACCTTCTCCGCTTCTTTGCGCGTTAAATTGATGGGCAATTGCAGCCTGACCGTTACTTTCTCCCGCAAGGGAATAGATGTGATGCCGTCGTGCATCTGGACGTTTGGCATAAGACACTCCTCATTTTGCTTTGGCGTAGCGCTTGGCCGCGCCAACAATCCATTCAGTCAGACACCACGCGGCCAATGGATCTTCGTCCGCCTTCCATCGCTCGTGACGTGGCGAGCCGTGTGTGCCGCGCACCACCTCCGTTCCCATTCCCAGGCGGGCGATTTGCTGCGCCTCGCGCCAGAGCTTCGCTTCACGTGGCGACACGATCAGGCTCCATCATTTCGTTCGCGGGCGACCGTCAGGGACGCCCCTCGCACCGTACCGGCGAAAGCAGGTCGCCGGGCTCATTCCAATCAGCTTCGCCGCCTCTTGGCGGGTGTGCGCCGCGTCGCGCCAGATGCGGATTGCCTCATCGCGGCTGATCTTGGCGCGCACTTTCCGATGCTTCGCCTTCTTACCATACCGCTGTGCATCCTCGCGCTTGTGGCCGCGTCGGCGCATGGCGTCGAAGATCATATCCGCCACGTCTTCCGCGTCGTCATCGCGCCGGTTTTTCAGCACTTCGACAATCACCGCGCGTCTGTCACGAACTGCCCTCATCCACTTCTCTAGCGCGATACGCTCGCCGGCCAATCGATCAAGCGAGTAGATGCATAACTCGTCACCCTCGCGAAGCGATCTGACAGCGTCGGCAAGCTTCTCGTTTTGACCTTCCACATAGATGATCTCGACACCGTGAGCGTGAAGCGCAGCTTCCTGTTCATCGCGAGTGCACCAACTGCTAGATCGAATATAGCCCCGTCTCATATCTGGTTCAACAGCTTCCGCAACATCGCCTCTTGAAACCGTTTCAAGCGGGCATTATGCTGTTGATACAGTTTGAGGCACGGAGTCACAAGCGGCGTTGTTTCCGCTATGCTTCGCTAGATCAGAACGAATGGAAGGCCCGCACCATGGACGAAGAGATAGAGAGAAGAGCGCGCGCCTATGCTGGCAATGACTTCCGAGAACGCAGGAAGGTTGTCGTAAATCCAGTTTGCTGGTGTGGTAATGAAGAGATGCCGTTGGGCGAGTTTCTTGAGTTTATAGCGATGTCAGTGCCTGAAGAATACAAGGCATCCGCTCTCGTCTCCTATGAGAGTGGTGCTTATGACGAGGGTGACACATTCAAGGTTACGTATGAGCGCATGGAAACAGATGAAGATGTTGCCACTCGCATCAACAACGCTCTGAACTACGCACAATCATCTCTGCACAATGATCGTGCGTTGTACGAGCAGCTAAAGAAAAAATTTGATCACAAATGATTTGTCCAAAAGAGGCCAGCAGGATGGATTGGAGAGCTGAGCAACCAGCGGGCGAGGGAGAGCCCTACGAAGTTCGCGCTTATCTGGACGACGGACGGCCAGGATACTATGTAGCTGACAACCTGCCCATCGAGAACGCGCGTTTGATTGCCGCCGCACCTGATCTTTACGCTGCACTCGGAGCGGTGATGTCAGAATTCGGCCCTGGCACGATGAGCCACAAAGCGTTTATGGCCGCAACGATCGCACTCGCGAAAGCTCGTGGTGAAACGGTCGAGCCGTTCGACGAATTTGACGACCATCTTTGAAGCAAACGAGGGCCCGCACCATGGATGGAATTAACGGATTGTACGTCGGCCAACTGTCTCAGGATGAGCTGAGGTGGTTCGAAGAAGCGGTTTCGACGGGCCGTGCATGGAGAGATTATGATGGCCCACACGGCGCACTGGGATTGGCCAAGGTAAAGTTGGCTAAGTTCATGAGGCACAAGAATGGTGCCCCCTAAGCAGCCTTATCCTCATCTCCATCTCTAGGTTGCGCTAGACCCTGGATGTGAGCCTTGAGAGCTTCAATCTCTGCCTTGGCCATGACAAGTTCAGCACGGGCCTGTGCGGCCTCGTTAAGTGCGTGATTGCGCTGCTCTTGAAGAGCGTCGAGAAGGGCTTGGCCATGCGATATCTGCCTATCCATGTTATGCACTTATGCTGGCGTGACTGAAGCTGATCCGTCAGCAACATACCACGCAGATGCGGCCGTTGTTCCTGACGCAACCATCAACCTGTTGTTCGTCGCGTCCCAGACGACTTTTCCAGGGCCCTTGCCGCTCGTATTGATCGCGTTTGCAATGTCGGCAATATTTGCGGCCGTCTTGCTATCGAGATGAACCGAGTCCCACTCCGTTCCGTTCTGGCCAAGCGATAGAAGCGCATCTGTGTAGGGACGCAATGCGCTGGTGCTCAGTAGCAATTTGTATGAGCCACCAGAAGCCATAAGAAGCTGATCGGCATTGTGGTTGTAGGCAACGGCGCCTCTATAGTTGGAATCGGTATCGCCGAATACCAGCGCACCAGTAGACGTGTTGCCAGTTAGGATGGTAATGCCGCCAGTGGCATCTGAGTCGACAACGAAATCGTCGTAGCTCGTGTCTGCCGTCGTGCCGCTCGCTGTACCTGGCGTGATAACGGCGCCGGTCGACAGAAGATCCAGCTTCTTTGTTCCAGAAAGAGACCACGCGATTGTCGCAGTCGTCGGGAAGTACATCCCACTGGCAGAGTAGTTGGCGAAATTGGGAGCGCTTGCCGTACCACCATGAGATTTTAGACTGCCATTGTCGATGAATGTCCTAAAGCCTGTTGTAATGCTGTGGTCAGATGCTCCAAGATCCTGGTCCCCTGGTTGTACTCCATACGCATCCACATAAATGTACGTGCCATTGAGCTGCGTATAGGTTCCGCTGCCGGATGCAATAACCGCAAGCGCATCACAGACGTTATCGCTTCCCTGGTAGCAGGTAAACACGTTGCCGGCCATGTAGAAGCCTTCAAGCGTCGTGCTCGCAACCGTTGTTTCAAGCGTGATAATGCCGTCGCCAGACACAGGAATGACGCTCGGTGCGACGTACTTGTTGTCTGTGATGACGATCGAGCGCCAGTTCGTCTCGGCATTATGTGTAGGAGATCCAGACGTAATGCCGGAACTGCTCAGATACCCATCATTCGTGAGGCGGATACCTGCCGTGTCCATGTCGCAATGCGTGATGATGATCTCGCGAGGGTCGCGGAAGATAGCACCATAACGCATGTTAGTGGGTGAGCCGTCCGTCAGGGCCCAGTGAAAACCTGTAATTGTCACAGATCCGATATGGAAATCGAACGGGCCTGTCCACTCGGCATAACCACCGTCAACGACGATATCTCCGCAGTAGGCGCGGATCGGCGGGCCGGTGTAGAGAGATGTGGTCGGAAGACAGAGCCAACGGCAGTTGTGGCAGATCAGACCGTTATCATCGGTATATACGCCAGAGGCATCGTGAGACGGAGAGAAAATACCAAATAGTTGTATATCTCGACGGGACCAATTGAATTGCCCTGGGCGTGCCATAAGAAGCTCTCAAAACGCAGATCCTGGAATGCTGATTCTGAAACGACTGATGTCGGGCAACCCATCGTCAGCATGAAGTTACCAGTATCGTCAGAGCCGAGCCACTTCAGACCACCATTTCTGATGACAACACCCTGGTTCTTGATGCTCGCCGGAGAGCTGGTGAAACCGTTGCTGCCGCAGATGAAGGAAAGCTTCGAACTGATGCCGATCAGCTTGCCTTCGAAATCAAGCTCCTTGTGCGAATAATTCGTATCGAACAATCGTGTAATGGCAGCGGTAACCTCAGCACTTTGGTCAACGTCTGGATCGTCACTTGTCAGGAACTGAGATATTTTGAGGCCAATGGCCATGTCCGTGTGATCACGTTTGAGCCAGTTGCCGGCATATGTCGATGTCGACGCGTTATCCGTGATTGCAACGATCTCATCGCCTATGCCGAATGAAACGCTATCAACTGTGCCAGCAACAGACACGAGATAGGCATAGCCAGCCTGCGCCGATCCGCTTCCAGGGAACGTGCCAGCGCTTGCATCCCATGCCCCATATGTGAGTCCGTCCGCGACAGCTTGTGCCGCGTCCGCGGCGTCTGACGCCGTCGCGGCGCTCGAGGCCGCTGACGTCGCGCTTGCCGCCGCAGCCGTTGCACTGGCTGCGGCGAGCGTCACAGAACTCCCGCCATAGTTTGTGTCGCCGTAGCTCTTGGTGACAGCGTCCGTGTCTCCGGTCGGGTCGGCAAGGTTGCGCAATATCTGGCTCTCAGCATCCCAATAGTCCGTGGCGCCGGACGAATTGAGCTGCATCACGTCGCCCGTGATGCCATCGTTGACCGATCCGCCGCCAGCTTCTTCCTGAGACGCCAGCACAATCCTATCAATGGCCCACTCTACAGAGTCAGCATCGAATGCGCCGACGTTCGTCAGGTTGACGCTTGCGCGGGTTTTGACGGTCGCGCGTTGAATGCGCAGCGTCTCGCCAGTGGCGGGCGCCGTCAGCATCGTCAGCGTGCCGGTCGATGGCGCTCCGGCGTTGTCATCCGCGCCACCGGCAACCGTGTAATGGGTGGTCAGCGTTTTCGCCGTCTCGACACCATCGGAATCGATGATGGTCGCCACGATCTCGTCGTCATCGAAAAATTGCCAAGAAATCGCAAAAGCGGTTGTTGCGCCGTTGCCCGAGTAGGACAACACGCTGTAAGACGTGCTGATTGTCATGATTGGTCCCGTCTAGGTCGGCCAGTAGAGCCACATGAACATGCCGATCGCCGCAATGACGGCGACCCAGAACAGCCATGCCCAATGGCACATGTCCGTCATGAGGTTGTGAGCAGGTGTGTCAGGATGTCTTTTGCGAGATGAGCGAGGCTTTTTCCGATCTCTGGGCTGTTGGCTGCTGTCGCCAATCCAGACCCCCAGAGCGTCACGACGATCCCCGCCCGCTTCGCCAGGTAGATGAAGTCCTCGAGCTTGGATATTCTCTTGTCGTGGTCGTCTAAGCGTTCGGACTGCCGCGCCGATATCGTGGTCAGAGAGCCAAGCCGCTCCCCGATGTGAAGCTGACTGTCCATTCATGAGGCTGCCCGGTTTTCCGTCTTATGACATCCCCAGACGACGCGTGACTTGTTCGAAGCCTCGATCTGTTCAGCTGTGCCTTGCGTAAGCTTGTCGTCCTTGGACACCGTTTGCCGGCGCCAGTCCTGACATAGCTGTTCAGCAGTCACGACACGCGTCCCGGCGCAGCCGTTCAGCAGCACCAGGCTGGCGAGCAGAAGCCCGCACTTCAGCAGCTTTCGCATTTCTCTTTTTCCCGTCCTTCACGGAGCTTTCAACGAAACGCGAAACAGCTTTCTTTCCGACGAAATAGTTGTTGGCCTTCCAGGCGATCAGGAGCGCCATGGAGGCGGCAATAATCCGGCCCCACCAGTTCTGAGTGCCGAGCTTCCAGAGTGTGAGAAGGATGGTCATTTGCTGCCCCCGCTGGGCTCATACCGCCCTTCCTCGTAATCCTTCTCCGTGCGGTCCTGCATCCACTGGAAGACAAGGAATCCGACCACGCCGACCGCAGCGAGCACAAACAGCCCGTAGGAGGCCATGAAGCCATGCACGGTGTCAGTGATAGTCTTGACCTGCGTAACCGTCTCAGAGGCCGCCCCAAGCCCGCCAGCGCCAAGTCCCATCATGCCAGCGGCAGCCTTGGCCTTGCCGGCGACCTTGTGCTTCTCGCTCGTCTTCGCGAGGGCCTTCTTGGCTGGCGTCTCTGCCAGCGAATAGCTGAACGCCTCTCGGTGCGCCCAGAGCCATTGCTCATCACTCATGGGGTATTCGCGGCCGGCCTCGTGCCATGCCATCGCCTTGGCAAAGCGGATCGCCCATTCTGGATTGCGCAGCTTGTCGTGCGTGATCATCTCGTCCGGTTGGATGCCGCCACGCTGCTGCAGCACAGAGAGATAGGAAGCCACCGAGTTGCCGCCACTCCATTTCTGGATGGCTGCCGCGACCGTCATGTTGGTATAGATACGGTCCAGCAGATCGAAGAGCGCCGCGCCGCCTGAGATCGTATCCCAGAAGATCGCGATCTTGTTGCCTTGGCCGTCCTGCAAGTCCTTCTTGCCGAGTGCGTTGTATTTACGGCTCGACGGTCCAGGCCACATGGCGCCAGGGTTGTTGTAGCGAATGGATGCCGGCCCCGGCTTGCCAAGGTTGCTTGGCCTGGCTTCAGCCATCAGATGCGCGGCCTGGTGCTCAAGTTCTTCGTCGTTCATGCCACTGACCTCAAAACCGTTTGCGCCAGGCTTCCGAGATGCTGCATCACCGCTTCGTGCTGAGCGTCCCCGCGGGATTTCACTTTCTCTACGTCCCGCATGACGTTGGCGAGCTTCCGCATGAGCTTGGCCATTCCGGCGTAAAGTTCGCTTGCCGCGTCTCCGTTGTCTTCGATGGCATCAAGACGCGTCGCGAGCCCTGACAGGCGTTCTTCAATGACCGTTGTTGTCGTGGCTGGCGTGATGTCGACGGGCCGGCGCTCCAGCGTTTCAATGCGCTGGATGGCCTCTGCAAACGCCTTCGGCAGCACGAACTCCTGGGAGTCCTTAAAGGCGCTGAGATCCTTGGTGATGCGCTCGATCTGGTCGACATACTCTTGGGGAAGCGTCTCGACCTGCGTCGTCACGACTTCCCGGCTCGGCTTCTTGGTTTCAAGCGCGAAGACGCGATCCGTCAGCGCTTGCAGATCGGGCGTGACGACTTCAACCGAACTGACCGGGGATTGCCCCTCGAGCATCCCAAGACGCTCTTCAATCCGCCGCAATCGTCCATCAAGATTCTGCAACTTCTCGAGATGCTTCTTGATCTCGATCGATGCGCGTTGCGCAGACTCCTGCGCCACCGCAGCGGTTTGTGCCGCTGCGGCTGCTGTTTCAGCATCCGGTGACATGGGTTCTCCGTTTGGTGAGTTTACGCACGCACCGTTATTTGGACTTGTCGCCTTCCTTGGCGATCTGCTTCAGCTTTTCGAAATCCTGCTCGCTCACGGCTGGCATGCCGTTCGGGCCGGGAATGACCATCGAATATTTCTCAGCTATCTTGACCAAGCTGTCATCGAACAGGACGTAGTTGTAAGTGCCTTGGCCGCTTCCGCGGGAGCCTTGGTCTAGGTAGCGAATGCCGGGGATGCCCATATTTTTAAGACGGTCAGTTGCCTGCTTATCGCGCAATGGGCCGAGACGGATAGTCTCGAACTCTTTGGCATCTCTGCCTATCCGTACCCGTTCTACAAGTCCTGTCTGTCGCCACTTATCCTGCATGGCAGCAGGCATGTCAGCAAAGGGCCCATCTAGAGATAGGAAATCTTCAGGCTTGGCGTTTATCGTGACCTTGTAGAGACGGCCTTGCTGGATGATTGATGGATCAATTTTCTCGAATATCTGCTGTCGTTCAGCGTCCATCTTTCTCTGAAACGAAATTTCTCTCTCTGTTGCGCCGTTAGCACGCATTCGCTCAATATTGCGCTCCAATACGTTCTGCAGCGCCTTTGTCGGCGCTATGCCTTCGTTCTTTGCAAGTTGTATGGCGTCCGTATAAGTTCCAACTAGGCTGCTCCGTATACCTTCATTCTGCCAACGATCATTCATCCCTTTCGTGGCCTGAACTACAGCGCTTTCCATTCCGCTGCGGTATTGGTCGCCCGGAACCTCTCGCCCAAATAAGCGGTATGAGCGAGCCGCATTGTCATCTCTATAAGTTCTGGCGACCGTCGGAGACTCAGCAAAATACAGCCCATGCCCGTATGCTTGAGCGCCTTCGCCTGTGCCTATTTTGCTAATGTCGAACTTCTCAAAATCATGCGGGCTGCCATGATAAGCCGTGATGCCTGTTGGCTTTGGCTTTGGCTTTGGCTCAGGAGGTGCGCCACTGGAGGACACGTGATTCGGTGCCTTGGCACTTTTCATCGCACGCAGCGCCGCCGCTCCGAGACTGCCCGTGATGGCACTGCCAGCGGCACCAGCGCCGCCGCGCATCATGGAATCGAAACTGACATAGCCTTTCGGTGCATTCGGATCCTGCTCGAAGCCAAGGCCCTGCCTCAACGAGCGATATGCATCAAGCAACCCCTGCGGAAGACCTATCCCCGTCTGTGTCGATCCATCCGGCATCTTGTAGTCTCCGAGCGGGACCACGCCGCCGCCTGCCATCTGGTATCCACCCTGCAGAAACAGCGGCACGAGCTGCCACAGCGGATTGTCCTGCGGAAGATTCTGGATAGCCTCGAGGATCGCCGCCGTGTCAATCTGAGGCGCCTGCTCCTGTTGCGGCTGCGCGGCCGGTGCCGGGGGCTGATATGCCTGCGCCTTCCAGAACGGCACGTCAGGCAGATCAAGAATATCCTGAAAACTTGCACCAGATGCGTGCTCTGTCTGCGCCTTCGGGTCGAACGGTTCAGGTTCCTTGAAATCCGGCAGATCGAGCAATTCGCTGTCTGACACCGACGGTCCCGGTACCGGAGGCGCTTCAGGCTGCGGCGGTGGCTCCTGGGGTGGTATCGCCATGCCGCCGACTTCCGGCGCCTGTGGCTGCGCTGCGGCCGGCATGGCGCCCGTCATGATGCCTGGAATGCCCGTACCTGTCCCCATGTCTGGAGGCGGTCCTGCGTCTGGTTTTGTCCCCTTCGTGGCAGGGGGCAGCGTTGGAATGGCCATCAGCCCCTCACATCATCGAATTGCGTTTCATCGGCTTGGCGCCAAGGCCGCGGCTTGACGCGCCTTCCACCTGCCGGAACAGCCAGGAGAGATAGAAGAGATTCTGATAGGGCAGGGACCGGCGCAGCGCGCGCACGTCACTCTCGTTGATCTGTTCGCCCTGGAGCGCCTGACGGCTCAGCCCGCCCGTCCCCTGCAGGATGTCCTTCACGAGCCCGGCTGTCGGCCCCATGATCGCGTCAGCGTAGTTGCGCGAGGCATAGCGGGATACGCGCCGGCCGGTCAGAGCACTGATCCCGATCGTGCCGCCCGTCACGGCTTCCGCAAAGTGGTTCACGTCGAACAGATAGCCGGTGATGCCGGACCGATCGATGGCCGTGGCGATCCATTGAGCATCTGTCTTCGGCAGTTCCTTCTCGTTCGTGATTGCCTTCAGACGCTCGACCACAACCCCAAGCGCGATCATGGACAGCGCGCCAACCAGAACGCCTGCGTCGCGCTCCTGCATACCGGCCATCATGGTACGTTGCACAGTCGATATCGAAAAGCTTTTGAACTGTCCGACGATCTTTCCCACTTCCGTAGACATCCACAAAGGCCGATCCTGGCCAGGCGTCACCACCGTTCTGTCCACATCGCGCACGATTGCCGCGCGGTAGCTTTCAAGCGCATTCCGCACGCGCGGCTCGCGCACATTCCAGTCCTTCGTGTTCGGCAGGTAGACGGCACCGTGCTTTGCACCGTTCAGCTTCCACTGTTCCGCGATGATTTTTGCGTCATCAGGAGAAATTCCAGCCGCGGCCAGCCGCCGGATCATGCGCGGGCCTGCCGTCCCGTCGAGCACCTTCAGTGAATACCTAAGGATATTCGTCTGCACGATCATCCCGACCCACTGCTTCATGGCAGAGTTCCAGGGATTCATCAGCGCCAGCGTGCCGAAATTATCCTGAGCAGACCCAAGCGCGCGCTCGAATTTGGAATACCGCCCGAACTGATCCATGACATCGGCAATCGCCATCGAGCGCGTTGACAGGATCATGTCGAGCGCCGTCCCGGCGAGCTTGGTTTCACGCCCTGACATCTTCACCGCGCGCAAGCCGTTCAGCAGCGGCACAACGCCATCCCTGAACGTTGTGAGCAGACCTTGCGTCATCATCACGCGCGGCACGTCCGTCAGCGCCGACACCGTCATGCCGCCCAGCAAGCGCATGAAATTGAACGTCCGCAGCAGGCGCCCGAACCTGGGCAGGAACCCCATCGGATTATCAGGCACCATGTAGGTGCCGCGCAGGCGCTCCACGATGGCCTTAAGATCACGGTCGTCACGCTTGCGCATCTTCTCGAGGTTATCGAGAAGCTCCATTTTCCTGCCGTCCGGCGCGTCCATGCCTTCGACCTGCGCCTTCATGCGCGCATAGTCGTCGTCGAGCTTCTTGAATGTCTCCGCCATGTTGACAGTGCCGAACCGCCTTGCGATCTCGTTGTCAGGAACGACTGTCCGCGTGTAGAGCCTGGCCAACATGTCGCTGTCTCGCTCAAGAAAATCCTCGAAGGCTCCGTGACGCGGGCTCGTGTACGTGTCCTTGATGCGCAGGGTGCGCGGCTTGAGCGGCCCGCGCTTGCCCCAAGGCAGCTTGCCAAGCAGGCGCCCTTCCGACGCCCCCATGATCGTGTGTGCGACTTCTTCCGCTGCGCTCTTCAACTCGGCTTCGGCCATGTCGACAAAGGCTTGCAGCTCCTTGAATGACTTGTCTGTCTGATCGATGCCCTCGTTCAGCATCTTCGACAGCAGACGAGATGCCCTGACCTGCGCCTCCGCAAAATGGTCCGTGATGATGCCGACGAACCGGTTCCACTCTTTCGAAATCCGCTCGCGCTTGTAGTACCGCGGCGCATACGACTGGCTCTTGTCGTCGAAGACGTGCGCCAGTGTCTGCTCGTCCACCACGTCCGTGTCTTCGCCGCGTGCCGCCATGCGCTCGGCCAGGAAGGGGCGCACCTGGTTGAAGCGGTTTGACACTTCCATGCGGACATTCTCGCGATAGGCCAGCGGATCGTCCATGAAGCGGAAACCGTCTTCCATGCCGAGTGTGTCGACGACCTGCTTGCCATCCTGATAGAGCACGTCGAGCGGCGGCTCGTTCTTCACACGCGCCGTGAATGTCGCCAGCGCAGCCTCGTCCTGCGCCAACACGCCTTGAACCAGCTTGATGTCCCCGGGCGGCACATCCACCTTGCCTATCATCCGCAACTTGATCTGAAGCGCCTCGACGGTTTCCAGTCGTGCGACAGCGTCCTTCATCGCCAGCGCTTCCGGCGTGCCTGACATGAGCCATAGCGCCAGATCGTCCCGCATGCCTTCCGGGATCTCGACGCCCGCCGCGCGCTCCATGCTGGTGACCGTACCAAACGCGGCTGCCTGCTCTGGCGATGCACCGACTTGCGTGATTTTCGGTCCTTGCGGATTGGCCTGCGGATTGGCCAGGCTCTGCCCCGTAGGGCGCCCGCGCATGACCACTTCGGCGTCGAGGTTCCCGACCTCGATCGCCGTATCCGCGTGCCGATCGAACAGCTTTCGCAGTTCAAGCGCCGCCTCACGAACTTCCGGAATAGCGTGCTCGTCGTTGCGGCTCAAAGCGCGGCCGACTTCCTCGCGAAACTGCTTGTGCGTCAGCTTGCCGGTTGGCTGGAAATATTCCCCGATGGTGCTGCGCGCCGTCCTGAATCGCACGTCAGGCTTTCCAAAGTAGTATTCCCCGAACTTCGTGTCCGTGATCCGGAGCGTTTCGCCAAGCTGCGCTTCCCCTATCGTCTTGATGCGTGTCTCGACAGAGCCGCCGGCCGGCGCCGTCGTGATGCCGCCCCTGTTCCGCGTGGTGGCAAGCGTCGTTTCGAACAGTTCAACGCCGATCTCACGCGATACGGCCGAAGGCGAGTTCAGCACCCGGATAACCGGGTCCTGAACAGAGAACACCGGAGCAGAAGCCAGCCCACCCGTGTTCTCGAGATCGACACGAGGCAGCTTGTTCTCAGCCGCACCGACAGATCGTGCCGTCAGCAGACCACCCGCCCCGAACGGATCGCGTTCAGTCGGGCCACGTCCTGCTGCCTCAAGCAGATCCAGACCCGCCGCCATACGGTTCAGCCGTCCAGATGCAATGCCGGCGGCTCCTGCCCCGAACAGCGCCCCAAGCAACACGCTTGAGCCTACGTTGATGGCGCTTTCCACATTCGACCGCGTGGCCTGCTCGTGTTGCAGCATCATTTCCTGCAGCAGCGAGGCCCCGCCGAAGAGCCCTGCACTGGCTGCAGCACTCTTGGCCACATTGGCAGCGATCTTGCCGCTCTTGAGCGCGATGCCGCCCGGGATCAACAGCGTCGGGCTGGCAATCCCAGCCGCGATGCTACCGGCGTAACCGGCCCAGCCACCAGCCGCTAACGTGCGCTGGTCTTCCAATTCCTTGTTGATCTTCTCCATGATGAAGTCGGTTTCTTTCTGGTTCCGACTTCCGATGAAAAGATTCCAATATGGCTCTGCCGCAGTCCCGCGGATTGAATCCAGCGGGTTGTGTTCCGGGTCAGGATCACCAAAATCGGCCGTCCCCTTCAGGAACGCCAGCACATCGCTGTCGTGCCGAAATCCCGCGCCGAACGCTTCTCCCGCCGTGGCTTGCCGCGGGCCGGTTTCCTCCTGTGCCGCTCGAAATGAGCCAGGGGCGGCCCGTGTGATGTTCTGCTTGAGCAGGCTCGTGTCAGGTTCCGGCGGCGTCATAACCATCCCATCGGGATGGCCAACCGGCGTGAAGATGTCGGGCTCTGCCATCAGCGCTTGATCGGTGCCAGCCGTTTCAACTGGTCACCAAACTCCTTCTTCGCCTTGTTCGCCCTGCGTTCTGTTTCGGCCTTCTGCTTCATCTGTTCTTCAGCTGCGGCCCGCTTGTCCGCAAACGCCTTGGCGAATGCGTCTTCAGCGCCCTTCTGGTCTGGCGTCCAGCGCTTGTTGAACAGAGACTGAATGATCCCGTTCTTGTCCTTGTAGAGAACGGTATAGCTTGGCGGCTGGCCGCGCATGACCTCGCGTTGGGTCTGCGCATCTGCCGCAATCGCGATGTTGCCAGGATCGACCTTCTCGCCCGTTGCAGCGCGGATCGTTCTCTGCAAATCCGTCGTTAGCCACGCATGATCTGACTTCGTGGCCCCGCCGAACCACTGCTTCAGTGCCTTGACGTTGCCCACCGGCTTGTAGAATTTTTCCGGCGGATACCGCATCAAGGTCTTGGACCCTGATACTTCCGTTGTGGCCCACATCCGTTTCATCTGCAGCGCCGTCACCTTCTTGGCGATGTCGACGTTGCCAAACCGCGTGACGTTCTCGCGAAAGATCTCCTTGTACTGGCCGAGCGCCACGACTTCGTTGCCAAATCCGTTCGGTGACACTCCGGACCAATACGATTCATCCCAGACGTTGGCCACGTCCTGCGCCGTGATCTTGGCGGCCTCTGTCTTGGCCAGGATCGCACGCTGTTCCTTTTTGGCCTCCCATTCCGGCGTGTCGAACTCTTTCATGCGCTGCAGCGTTTCGGCGTCGGAATAGCCAAGCGTCTTAAGCGCCGAGAACGTTTCGGCGTGCTTCTTGATCTTGGCACCGTCTGCGACTTCATCGAACAGGTACGGCTTGCGCGCCAGCAGTCCCGCCGCGATCTGGTGGCCCATGGCCGCCTGCTTCGGGTCGTCCTGCGAGATCAGCCATTGCACGGTCTCGGCCGCGGCCTTCGGCATGTAGTTGGTTTTCAGGCCCGTCTGAAACAGCAACTGTATTGCTTGCGGGTCGCCCTTGCCGATCGCGTCGCGGAATGCCGGCGTGTTGAACAGGCTGTCCAGAACGTCGCGATCTTCCTTGTTGTACTTGTTGAACGGCACCGCGCCGGCCAGGATGTCGCGTGCATGCTGCTGCTTGGCCAGTTCTGCCTGCGCCTTGGCCTGGATCTTTGCGGCGGCGAGCGAGATGCGCGCGATCTTGTCCTGGTTCTTGATCACCAGTTCGTCGAAATAGTCCTGCGAGGTGAGTGGACCTTTCTTCGCAACGCTGATCGCCGGCATCGTGCCATCAGGTCCAGCCGCGCCAAAACCATCTCTGCGGATGACGTCCACCACGCCCATGCCTTCACCGACCTGCCGATGGCCTGGTGCAAGCTCCTGATGTCCGTAGATGTCCTTTGCGGTGAATCCGTATTTTTTAGCGAGCGTGTTCGCGAGCTTCACGCCGGCAGCAATCTGCTGCGGTGTCGGCTTTTCGCCCGGGCGAAGCATCAGCTCAACGCCAATCGTGTTGTCGTTGGCAAAGTCAGGCCGTGCATCATGCCTGCCATTGGGTCCAACTGTCCCCCGCCCTGCACCGACGTGGCCCATCCGCACGTTATCCGGTGCCCACTGATAAAGCGTGCCGTCCTTCGCAATGTAGTAATTGGCGCCGGTCCCTTTCTTGTTGGACCACGAGCCATTGCCTTCCATCGTGTCGGAGCCTTCGGTGTAATGAAACACCATGCCTGCAATCTTCGACGTGCGCGGGCGCCCGACCGTGCGCTTCAACGGCAGTGGTGCGAACTGCAACGGCCCTTGGGGGACGTTCTGCGGTGTCTCTAGCGGTTTGATACCTTGTTCCTGAGCAGCGCGCGGGCTTCCAGGCGTCGGGCCGATCCGTGTGGCCTTGTAGCGCTCGATGATCGCCCGCGCCTGCGGTTCGGCATCGATCCCGGCCTTCTGCAGCCACGTCTTGAAGATCGCGTCCGCGGCCTGCTCCCTCAGCTTGGCCTGTGCCTGAGGCGGCAGCCCTGCCATTGAGCCCACAAGACCGTCAACCGCCTTCAGTCCTGAACTGACAGATCCCAGATCCTTGTTGATCCGCGGCAGGATCGTGGTGGCAAAGAGGTTCGTTCCCTGGTTGACGTACCAGCGCGCACGGATTTTTCCCTGATCGCCGTAGGACCGGCGCTGATACTGCCCCCGAAAATGCTCCCTATAGTACGGCAGATATTTTTTCTGGCTCTGGGGGACGCCCGCCTCAAACTTCTTCCAGTCGGCGTCAAACCCCTTCAGAACATCAGTTGGGAAGTTGCCGGCGTCTCCATCGACCGTGTCCCGGTAGGTCGTATACTTCTGTTCCTGCTCGTTGGCCAAGCGCTGCAGATCCGCCCGAAACTTGAAGCTATCCGCCTTCTCCTGCTCTGCTGCCAGGCTGGCGCCAAGGCTGGAAAGCTGACGACCAAGGCCCTGCACTGCCTGACCTGGCGCCGCATATCCGCCGCCAGACGAATAGGGCTGTGGCGCAAAGCTGGTGCCGACAGTGCGGTTTGAACGGGGAAGCTGTGGCATGCTATCCGATCTTCAAGCTCGTGCCGGCGCCCTTGAGCCCGGAGAACAGACTTCCAACCGCACCGATGGCGCCGGCCGTCTTGTAGCCCTTGGCTTGCATACGTAGGTCAGTGGCCTTGTTTTCGTAGCCCACCGCCTGCGTCTCGCCGCTCCAGATGATGTTGGCCGTGTCGAGATACTGGTCGCGGTAGGTGTCCTGATTGATGACGATGTCCGGCGATCCGGCCAGCCTGACGCCAGACGCACCGATCAACGCCCGTTGGCGTCCCCTGAGCGAGACATACTCGTCCTGCTTCTTGTCGGCGTTGGCGCCGGCGGCCTGCCGCGCCGTGCGCGCATTGATCTCAGCGACCTTGGCGTTGTATTCGGCCTGTGCCGCCTGCGCCTGTGCTGACGCAATGGTGCCGATGGCCGACACCGCAGCACCGATCAGGCCAAGAGCCGGGATGCACATCAGCCGGATGTCTCCATTTCAGCGACAATGCCAAGGACGGTGAAGGGCAGCGGGTCGTCATGCTCGATGCGGATGGACGTGCTATCGACCCAGCCACCATCAAACCCGATCCGCACCAGGTCGGTTTTCAGATCCGGAGTGGTGCCCATGGGATCGTCTGTCGTGCGGTAGAGAATGTCGCTCATGTGTGAGCTGTCCCGCCCGACGCGGCCGCCCATGGAGCGGTAGAGCTCGAGGTAGATCTCGCTGATGCGCTTGCGCTGCCCGCGCGCCGTGCCACCCTGCGCCCCGGCTTCGATGTCAAGCGCTTCCATCACCATGGTGTAAGGCAAGCCAACCGTGGCTTCCTCGACCGCGGTCGTGAGCGTAATCGCACCGCTCGAAACCTCCAGGCCGGATTGCACGAAGCCGTCCCCCAGAACGTCGACCGTCTCGCCTTCGAGATGATCGAGGCCGGTGATGGATGTTGTCGAACTCCCCGAATATTGCAGTGCGCTGTCTACATAGACGCCGTCCTGCTTGGCGTCTGAATCAAGCAGCCCCCGCGTCATGTATTCGATGTAGCGGACCGTGCCCCCGTCCACGGTCCGCTTGACAGCCATCCAGACCTCGTCCCCGTAGGTACCTGGGATGACCGCGATCGACTCGACATCGACACCCGTGCCCCCGAGCGCGTGATGATGCCAGCCGACGACCTCCTGTTCCCGCTCGTAGGTCACGGCTGCAAGCTCGCCATCGGCGCGCGCCGCCCACACGATCGAGTCAGGAGATTGCTGGTAGGAGAGATTGTCGACGCCTTCTCCGGTGATGTGCTCGGAAATAATCGTCAGATCCGGCGCCACGTAGCTGTCAACGTCGAAGCTGTAGGTGAATTCCCTGAGCTTGCGCCCTTCGTTGCTTGGCACGCCATAGCGCTGCAGGAATAGCGTTGCATTTGCCACCTGCAAGGGCCGGTCGGATGACACACCGTAAGGCGTCTGTTTCACGATCCTGACGTTCGATGGCGTCAATGCTTCCTGTCTGTTGCTGGCCGATGCAGCATACTCACCGCTTGCCGTTCCGATCGCCAGCACCTTGCCGGGTGACAGCCACTGGATCACGTCAACCTTGTTGCTCGCCAGTTCGTAGACAAGCGCGTCGTTGTCTTCGGCGCCATCGGCAAAGTTTTCGAACTCGCCAGAAACGCTCCCCCAGATTTTTTGCGGCTCACTCGTGCCACCAGCTGCGAACAGACGGCTTTCGAAAAACGTGATCTCGCTCGGATAGCCGCGCTCGTCAGACCAGGCCCCTTCTTCCCAGAGCGATGTGCCGTCGACGATCACGCTTTCTGGCACATGATTGTCGCCAACAACCTTGGCCGTGACCTGCGTGGCGCTCGTGTAGGCCGTGATTTCGAGGATGCAGGACGTGTCGTGCAGGTAGACGGCATCGTAATACTCGGCCGCATCGTTGCCGCCGTAGACCCTAACCACGCCCTTGTCCGGCCTTGGCGCATCGGCATATTGCCGCCAGTCGCCGCCGCCTGACGACAGGTTCATGGTCCCGTAGACCTTGCTGTCAAGCGTGTATTTCGAATACTCGGAGAACAGGTAGTAGGTGCTCGACTGGAATGGCGGGATCCGCGTGTGTGGCTGCTGGCCTGGCTCATAGAGCCGGAACAGTGCCCCCACGTGATCGCTCGTGAACACGCTGTCGACCGAATAGAGCAGGATTTTTGACCCTGGCGAGAACGTATCGAACACCGTGGTGCTCGCTGTCGCCGTGCCGCCCGACACGTAGGCCGTAAATCCCGTGCCATCGATCGTGCGTTCGTCGAAGTCGTAGAGTTCGAACGTGTTCGTCGTGACGTTCTTCGCGACGTATTTGTTTGTGTTCAGCTCCGTCATGCCGGTCACAGACGTGATCGTGACCGACTGGCCTTCGTTGAAGCCGTGAGCGGTGGCCGTGATCACCACAGGATCGGCCTGCGTGGCGCCGGTAATCGTCGCGCTGCCCGTTGTGGACAGGCTGAGCTTGTTCGTCGTGTCCGTGTTGATGGTCCGGAACGGACCGCCCTCGATATCGGCATCCGTCAGCGTCCAGTCGGTATGCGAGGTCCGCGTGAGCTTGGCGATTGGATGGCTCGTGTGCGCGATGAACAGCGTGTCTGCACTCTGCGCAAAGCTCAGGTTGTCGATTTCGCTCGAGCTGTAGGTTGTCGTGACCTCAACCGGAGAACCGCCGCTCTGGATCTGCCCGCCGTCCCTGTAGAACCTGATATAGAGCGGTCCGAACTCGAGCACATAGGCCTGCGTCGTGCTGAACTGAAACTCGACCAGCCGAACCGCATTGGCCGAACTCTTGACCTCTGCAACGTGCATCGTGCCAGGGCGCTTCTTGACCCCACCGTGCGGCATGACAATGCCGTTCTGCAGCGTTTTCAGGCCGTTCCGATAGCGGTTGATGTCAACCCGCGCGTCGAGCCTTGGGGAAAGCTCGCCCGCGGTGAAGTTGTTTAACAGCTGATGAACGCGCGCCATCAGAAGCGAGCCGCGATCCACGCATCAGCGATCATGTCACGCGCCGTGCCTTCCTGGGCATCGCTCGACGTGGCGTCCCGCCATTTCATCTCAAAGATTTGCCAGAGCCGTTCGTTCAAGGCGCTGTTCTGCGTGATCGGATAGCAGACCTCGCACGCCAGCCGCTGCGCCAGCAGATCGACAAACAGCGGATCGAACTGAGCCACATCCGTGACCTTGGACACATACTCGATGGAACACGTGCTTTCGTCCGTGACGATGCAGCGTTGCCCGCCAACGATCTCGATGCGGTACTGATCCGGCGCGATGTACTGTCCAACCTGCGCGTCGAAGTAGGTCACAACCCCAATCTCGTTGTAGGTGTTGACCATCTTCAGGAAATCGTCAGGCAACGGGTAAGCGTAAGTGTACTCGTGATTGGGCGCCGTGCTCGATGCCGCAAGCGTGGCCCGGGCGATCGCCCAATTCCATGGATGCGCTCGAAGCAGAAGGTCGCGCGTCGGCTCGTAGTGAGCCCGCATCACGCGGCCTTCCTTGGTCTGGTCTGTGGCGAGCGACGACAGCTCATAGTGACCGAGTCTTGTTAGCGCCAGATTAGCAATCTGCGTCTCGGACGTGGCCGCCATCGCTCAGACCTCAGTTGCAGGTGTAGAAGATTTCGCCCTGAATGGTCCCGCCCGAGTCGCAGGCGGCATCCAGAAGGGAAATCTTGATGTCGAGCATGCCGCCGGGGTCGCTCGTCTGGGAGGCGACGTGATCCCAAAGCGGCAAGTGGACATTGTCGATGGTCTTGATGAACGACGAACGGCGGGTTGCCGTTGCCGCATCGAGTCCATCGTTGATGGCATCGGCATCATCCGTGATCGGGCTGTCCGTCCGATACGATGGAGTGAACACGCCGATGTCGAGCGTCGGTGAACCCGTCGTCGCAAGGTCATCCCAGCTCATGTAGGAGAGATCCGAGAGCCGTGCCGAAGACGGGAGCGTGGCAATCAGGTAGGTGGACGTGGCCGAAGCGGCCGCGCTCATTTCCACCTTGAATGCCAAGCGGTGGAGGATGCCGCCGCCAAGGCCAGGTGCAGCGAGATCGACTGGAACATTGTCCAACCCATCCATCACCAGGCTTTCAACAAGATTTTCAACTGCCATTGTTCAATCCTCCTTACGCGCCAGTCGCGCCGCTCGTCGGATCGCACTCGATGTAGCCCACCATGCCTTCCTGCATGCGGACCGCACCGATATCCATCGAGGTGTAGATCTGGAGCGAGTAGTGGTATTCCGGCAGCCGGTCCATGCGGGTGGACACATCCTGGTGCATGCCCAGGATGATGCCGCGCTTGTGCCAGTACCAGACCTTGTCGTCCGAGTTGCTATCCGTCCCGATGTATTCGGAATGGACAAACGTGAAGCCCATGAAGGTGTTGATGTCACCTTGGACGAGAGACTTCACACTGTTGTAGTCGGCGCTTGTTGCGAGCGTCGAACCGAGCAGGGATTCCATCTGTGCAGCGTTGTAGACGAGGAAGCGGTCGCCAGGCGGCACATGGTTAGCGTCCATGTTCTTCTTGGCCCGGCGCAGCTTGGCGACGTTGAGGCCGGCGTCGGCCGCCGTCACGCCTTCGTCAACCACCTGCACGTCCACCGTCATGTTGGAATCGTAGCTCGTCGAAGACGAGCCATCCTTGCCGGTGTAGGCGGTCCCGCCGGCCGCGGCGATAATCACCTCGTCCATCTTCTTGCCGAGAGCATCAGACTGAGACTTGGCGTATTCTGGCGCGAAGTTCGCCAGCATCCGCATCTCGTCTTCCTTGTCGAGAAGATCGGCATCATAGATGGTCTGGGCTGCCACCATGCGCCGGCTATGCGGCGTATCGGTGTAGTTGACCTTGGAGTGGCGGCCCGATTTGATCTGGGCGGTTTTGGCTCCGATCTGTTCGAAGAAGTCCTTCTCGCCCTTCATGTCCCGGATGGTCACGGTGTTCCGCAGCATCGAGCCTTCTTGCCGAAGCAGGCGCTCAACACGGCTGGAATAGCCGTTGATCATCGCGGTCGTGACATTCACGCTCATTGCGATGGTCCTTGATGTGTTTCAGCTGGGGTTGTCGAGGTATCCGGGATCGGGCTCGATTTACGCGGTATACCAGGACCTCGCTTGGCCGTTTGCTGCGGGTCCGCAATGGAGTGTCCGCCGGCCAAGATCCAGTCCTCCAGCGCTGCTGCCTTTGGCAGATAATACGCTGGATCTGCGTTTCTGCGGTCCGCCCCGTCCGGCCAGACGAGCTTCAGCACCGCTAAGCGCAATTCTGATTTTGTCATGCAGCATCATCCTTGTAGAGCCGTTCGTAGAGCCCACGGAGATGCGCGTTGTGCTTCTTGAAGTCGGGATGATCGGGATCGTCGATCGCCTTGCCGTACTTCTCGATGTAGTCGTCGATTTCCCGCTGGAGATCGGCCGGCGTTGCCACCGATGCCGGGCCTTCCAGCTTGCGATCTCCCATCATCGCCTGGCCGACCTTGGCCCACATGCGGATGGTCTGCGGGTCGTTGTCCTGGCCGGTGTCCTCGAGGTGCTTCAGGTAGACCGGATCCGCAAATTCACGGAGCGCCGCCTTGGCTTGGTTCAGGAATGCCGGATAATTCTCGCCCTGCTCGCGCTGAAGCGTCTTCAGCGCTTCTTCCTTGGCCGCCGTGCGGACCTTGCCCCATTCCCCGATCTGCTCGAGACGGTTCTGCACGAGCGCTTCATAGGCTTCCGCTGCCTGCTTGTTGTTCAGGCCGAGCCCATGCGCGACTTGCCGGAAATGCTTCTCCTCATCCTCGGAATATTGCGCGTCGACGCCTTCCGGGAGTTCAGGCTTCTTCAGCTCGTAGGCGTCAGGCGTCTCAGGCCGGCCGAGCTTGGTGTAGACCTCACCCCAGTCTTCCTCGCTCTGCGGCATCACGATCTTGTCGCGGCCGATCATCTCCGAGGCATGCACGTAGCTCTTGGCGAGCGTTTCAGGATCGATGTGGCCTTGCTCGTCCGCCAGCTTGGCGAGCGACGGCGAAGACCGCAGGCTTTCGTCCTGGAAATTCGTCAATAAAAAACGCCCCTCGGAGGGGGCGCTTGGTGGTTCGGGAGGCGGCGCGCTCGGTTCTGGTGCGTTCAGGCCTTCCGTCAATAGTCCTTCACTCATGGTTGCTCCCAATCATAAACGCGGGAAAGGATTTCCTCGTCATCCTTCGCCCGCTTCACAAAATCACTCGGCGTCACGTTGAGCTTCTGGGCGATGTGCAGAGCCACGTTGCGCGCGCCCGTCAGCATCGCCAGCCGTATCGGATCGGTCTCCGTTACAACGTCGTAGACGCCGCACACAGTCATCAGATCAGCGAGGACTCTTTGCCCTTCCGGCGTGTCGAATGCCCGCATATAGTCCGCTACTAGGGGATCTTCAGTCACGTAAGGATATTTCCATGTGGTTCATTGCTGGCGCTCTTTCCTGCGCCGCCGCTTTGCTCATCATCGGCCTGACCGTCGTCGTCACACGCATGGACAAGCCTGACGATCCATTCTAGGCCTTGGGTATGGATTCCAGCCAAATACGCGAGACCATCGCGCTACGCTGAAGCTGTCCAGACGACGTTCGTCAATGTCGCGTGTGGTGATCACTCGGCCTGTTTCCTTGTCGACAAACACGCCGCGTTCTTCATCCCATTCCGTCGTGATAAGCTTCACGCGGCCTCCGCTTCCATCCCGGCCAGAATATCGTCAATCGACTGACCCTGAGGCATGCCTTGCGGAGCCTGCGCTTCTGCGGCCTGTGTCGGCGCCTGGCCTGCCATGGCCATCATCTGGTTTAGATCGACGCCGCCGGCGTTCTGCGCGTCTCCAAGATCCTTCATGGCCCGTGCGCCTTGGGCCGCGGCCTGCGCCACCTTCGGCGCCTGCTCGGTCGCCATCATCGACTGTTCCTGCTGCTTACGCTCTTCCATGGCCTCGTCCGTCAGCATCAGGCTCGGCTCGACGTTGAACAGATCCCAGCCGTATTTGGCGGCTGCATCGAAGTCAGTCCGCTTGGCCAGCTCCATGAGGCCCTGCTCGCCAAAGATACCGAACATCTGCGCGACCTTGGCGAAGCCTTCCGCCTCGGTCTGCTTCTGTGCCGTAGCGATCGGGCTCACATATTCGACGGTCCACTCATGTTTGGCGAGGGATTCAGGGACTTCGAGGTCATCGAACTTGCCCTGACGGTTCAGAATGCCATAGACCCGCGTGATCAGCGGCCCAAGCATTTCAGCCTCGAGCCGACCGATGATCGGACCCATAAGCCGCATGCGTTCCTGCGTCCTCTGCATGACTTCCGTGGCCGTCATCTTGGCGTCAGGCTGGAACATTTGCAGGACGTCGACATGAAACGTGGTCCGGATCCGGTTCCGCACCTGCTCCATGATATCCATCGTGATCGGGAGCTTGTCCGGCGTCGGCATAGGCACGATGTCCTGCCCGCGGCCCTTGTAGAAGTTCACGCCACCCGGAACGATGCGGATCTGCTTGCCGAATGTGCCATCGCTGGGCAGGAACAACGGCGGATCGGTCGCCTTCTGGGCTGCCTTGATCAGGCTGAGCGACATCTGCTGCAGCATCTTGATGTCAGGCAGCGCGGTCATTGCGGGAGAGCGGCCGTAGATCTCGTTGGCCAGCTTCTGCCAGCGCGGCACCAGGTATGGGAATTCGTCGACGCCGCCCTCTTTGAGCAGGTGAGACGTTTCCCACTCGAAGTAGAGGCTTTCAAAGGCTTTGTTTTTTGCGTCCTTGCGGTCGTAATCCCGCACCCTGCGCTTGCCGACCAGGTGGATCACCTTGACATTGTCGTCCCATTTGCCGTCTTGGTACTTCTCCTGCACCTTTTCGCTTGGGGGCATCCATCCATCACCACGGCTTGCAAGCTCCATGAGCTGGACGACCGTATATTCCGTGCAGCGATAGACGGTGTCCACCACGCCGTCGGCATTCTCTGCCACGACGATCTCGTTCAGCGTGCGCGCCTGAAACAGGATCTTCCCATCATCGCGCTCGCCTACGAATATGCAGCCCGTCCCGAATGATCCCAGGTCGTGATAGCACTCGTGCAGGCTGGTCGTGAGCTGCGTCCCGGGCGAGTAGATCTCGGCCCACATGCGATCCTCAACGGTCGAGAGGTATTCCATCACCTCCATGTCGTCGTTGAGCTCGTCGGTCACGAGACGCAGGGAGAACCATTTGGCTGCAGGATTGGTCGCCATGCCATGCATGCCGGCCGCAAGCAGGTCATTCGCGTGAATGGCCGTGGGATCGAAGACCCTGGCCATCTTCTTCTCACCGCGCTGCTTGCCACCCAGAAACCCGTCCTTCCTGGGGCTCACAAGCTCAGCGATCTCTTCCCAATGACTTTCGAAGTGGGACCGCTCGTCCGACGCCCTCAACGCATCATAGCGCTTCTTGTGCTGCTTGATGCGGGGATCGGCGGCTTCTTCTTCCATCTACTGGCCCAGCTTCTTCTTCGTGACTGGAGCTGCTGACGTGTCGCCGAGCGGGCTCGTGGCCACCGTTGAGGTGAAGCCTGAGTTAGCAGCTGCTGCAGCCTGGCGCTGTCGTTCCTGTACGCCTGCAATATCGCCTTCACGCTCTGTGGGAGGCGGCGGCGGCGCTTTTGGCGTGGCTGGCTTGGCGAAGCACATCACATTGCTCCTGCGGGTTTGGCGGCCGTGGTCGATCCCGTCGAGCCAAGCTCGCCCCCAAGGCTCGTGCCGGTCGTCTGCGTCGTGGTGCCATCACCGCGCCGGTACTGCTCGTTGCGCGTCTTGTACCAGTCCTGATATACGGGATCTTGCGTCGGGTCGGATGGGGCTGCCGCCGATCCGCCTTTAGATTTGCTGCCGAAGCACATTAGCTCACCCTCTCTGCAACCTGCGAGTTGCGTCCCCAAATCCAGACAAAGCGTTGATAGCTTGAGCCGTCCTTGCCGAAGCAGGCCATCGGCGGCCCTTCCTCGACCGCGCCCAATGCGCGAAGCATCTTGTGGGCTTCGTCATGCCCCATGCGGCTATCGCACTGAAGGCGCTGGCCACCGTGGTTGGCCACGAGATCCTTGATCTGCCTGCGTGCCCACTGCATGAGCGTAACCGCGACCTTCGGCAGGTCGTCAGTCCCGAACATCATGATTTCCCAGAGGCCCGTGTGCGTCTCACGGAAGGCGCAGAGGCCGGCCGGCTTGGGCCCAACATAGGCCACCACACCGCGCCCTTCGGCCTTGATCATCGTGTAGGCTTCGTAGGCCAGGCGATACCAGCTGTCATGAGAGCGGATGTTGTAGATCTCTTCGGCATCGATCCGGCGAAGATTGAGGCATATGTACTGGACGGCCGGCAGCGTGATCTCGCTCACCACGGCCGCCATTCATCGCCCCCTTGCACGTTCGTATGCACGCCGTAATCCATGACGTCGTAATCGACTTCGGCCTGATGCCGCTGGCGCTGGAAGATCGCCACGTCAAACATCTGCACGGCCAGCTCGCGGAAGGCGTCAGCGCCGTGGCTTGCCCAGTCGTGCCGCGGCTTCTGCTTCGGCGTGTCCTTGTCTTCATCGATCTCGACGCGGTAGCTTTGAAGCGCCTCGATACCGAGCTCACACTTGGTGGCATCAAACACGCATTTCGGGAGCATTCCACGCACTGCGTTGATGCCGTCCGCTACCGGCAATTGCGTGCCGACTCCGATCGGCCTCAGCCCGATGCTTTCCAGCGTCTCTTTCCGCGTCTTGGCGCTCGTGATTTCACGGGTTCCCACATCATGCGGCATGTGGTGCATCGCGTAGATGTAGGGCTTCTCCATCACGATCTTGGCCACGTCGGTCAGCGCCCGTCCGGTGCATTCCAGATAGTCGATAATGCGGATCTCGAGCCCGACAATCTGCGCAAACCATACGGCCGTCGCGTCATCAATCCCCAAATCCCAGCCAGTGTAGACAGGATACTGCTTGTCATACGGCACCCGCGTCAGGCGCCCGCTCGTGCGCACGGCGAGCATTTCGTTGAGATAGTATGCGCCTTGCACGGCTGTCGCGAAGTCGCCTTCCCAGATGTGCGAGCACTGCTCTGGGCGATCCCTCAGGTCCCGCTGCCTGGTCCTCTCCAGCGTCGACGGAAACCATGGATTGTCCCGCCAGTTGATCTCGGCCACTTTGATGCGGGGATCGGGCGCACACATCCTGAACCGTCGGTGTGTGGCGCTGCGCTTGCTTTCCGGGTTCCACGTCACCCACAGTTCGCTGTCTTCCTCACGCAGTGTCGGGATAAGCTTGGTCCAGGCTTCATCGGTGACGGGCTCAGCCTCATCGACCCATGCCAGCAGGATCCGGGACTTCGACTTGATGGCGTCCAGCGATCGGTCTAGCCCGGCGAACACGTAGTGAATGCTTCCGCTCTTGGTCCTGATATACTTTTCGCCAATGTCGAAGTGCGGTTCCAACCAGGGCTCGTCTCTGATCGCCGCCTTGATCTCCTCCATCGAGGAGTCTGCCAGCGAGTTCATGAACTGACGGCCACAAAGGATGATGCCTTCGCGTCCAGCCCGATCCCACATGTGCGTGCGAATGGCACTCAGCTTGGCGAACGTCCTGGTCTTTCCTGATCCTCTCCCGCCGTAAGCGCCTCTGACATCTGCTTCCCCTTCGAAGACGGGGATGAGCTTGTCAGGAATCTCTATCTTCGCTCGCACGCTTGCCGATGAGTTCAATGCTGTGAACGACTGAAACAGGCGCGTCTTCGCTGCCTGTAAGCTCAATCGAAGAGATGTCAGGCATGACCTTCTTCAGCAACGCAATGCCTATCTGCGCTTGTGTTGCCGTCATCTCCTCTTTCCCTTCTGCCGCCTTGATTAACTTACTGAGAATATTAGAATTCGCGATTTTATCTCGATGCTCAGGCGACATCACATACGGGCGCCTTCCACGGGCAGCCATCAGTCTCTCCTCATCTCGTCTCTGTAACCTTCAAAAAGTGCATCAAACGTTGCCTTCGGATAGATCAGGCTCGTCCATGCCGCCAGGTTGAAGGCGATGAACAGCTTGAGCCTGATGCGAATGGCCTTAAGCAGCGCCTCTAAGCTCCCCTGCCTTGCGTTCCATGGCCTCCGCCTCCTGGATCATCAAGGCCCAGTCTCGCATGTTTTCCTCGAACTTCGAGCGGTTATGCTCTCGCCGTTCCTCAACGGTTGTTGTTCGGCGGTATTCGTCCATGCGGCGATCGCGGGCGGCTTGGGCTTGATGGGCGTCTTCGGCGTTCAGGGAAACTGGTTCGGCTGGCAGGTATCGGGCTTGCGGCGCTGGTGCCGGCATTTGTTCCCGGCCAATCACACCGCTGCCGATTTCGAAGCTGAGGTAGATGATCCCAAGCGTCGTAAGCACGCAGGTAACCAGCATGATGCTGTTGTTCCCCCAGAACATCGCCACGTCGCCCTGTTCGCCAGTGGTGTTGCCAAAGATGAACAGCGTCACCCATGAGACGAGCGATTTGACCTGCGCCATGGCGGCCGAGCTTTCGACTGGCGTGTCTGCACTCTTGGCCTTGGCCTCGACGAGCTCGCGCTCAAGCTGCACCATCTCCGCCTTGAGAGCAAGGCGCTGTTCTGCGTTGGCCTTGTTGGCGTTGAGGTCTTCGAGTTCCTTGGTCTTCTGCTCGCAAATGCGGCCGCACCCGCCGCGCTTGGCCTCGTTGTCGCGAATGAGTTCTGCAGCACGGATCAGGCCGTCATAAGCCGCCGGCGCGAGGTAGGTGGTTTTCCAGGCTGTCTGCGCTCTGATCTCAGCAATACGCTTCTCGATGCGATTCACTTCGGTGCGTGCGTCCCGCGCGAGCGTATTCGCATTCTGCGTCTTGACGGTGAGCGCGTCCCTGATCGAAGCCGAGCTGCCATAATCGGTGATGATGTTGGCGCCGGCGAACAGGACACCAAGAAATGCCCACCGGATGAAATCAACCGGCCGATGCCGATATTCTCCTGCCTTGATGAAGCAGAGTCCAACAAGCCGCGAGATCATCGCGAATATCAGAGCCAGCACGACACCAAGCCATATGACGCCGCCGGCCAGGGTCCAGCCGAAATAGGCGGTCAAGACCATGGAACCGTTCACTAGCACCCAGTGTCCGGTGCGCAGCTCCCAGTCAGGGTGGCTCAGCCAGCGTCTCATCGCTTACCACCAACCAGCGCGCAGGCGATCGAGAATGCAGCCCACGTCAGAGGATTCCCTGGCACCTTAAAGCCAGGAATATACTGATCCAAGACGGCAGCAATACCGATGACAAGGAAGATCGGAGCCAGCGCCCCGAGAGACGATGCGTCAAGCTTCATTGCACCCTCGCCTTAATTCGGTCGTGGTGTGGGATTAAAGTCACTAATGTCAGTGAGTGATTCGCGTTCCAAGGCGGGGTTCGTATCGAGTACCCGCCTAAACGCATGGCCTCTGGCCCAATTCACGCGAACTATACCTGATTTGCCTTATTCGGCGTTACGCGTCAAGGTACCTAAGTCGATCTCAACATCTGACGTACTGCTTTCGATTACCGAAATCACAGGGCCATCCGGACCGAGCTTCATCTCGTACGACCTCACCGTTCCGTCAGGCAGCATTGCGAACAAGCGCTTCCCATCAGATTTTAGCTCTGTGCCAGCCGGAAGCGAGTCTATCGTTATTGTTTCGTCCATGTCCTCACCTTCCAAATTACTATTTGGACAAGTTGATGAAGATCGTTACGACACTCAGAACAATGGCCACACATGAAAGCACAACTGCAATCTCTTCTCCACTCACGTCGTCACCTGTGAAATTCCCCAAGCCCAAGCGCAGATATCCAAGCCTTCCCGAACGTAGGTCAAGCCGACTGCTCGAGCAATCGCGTCTGTTTTGGTTGGCATGTACATCCGGCCGATGTCCTTGAGATCCATCTCGGCAACGAGAAATAGCTCCATGACCTGGTTGACGCGGCTGCTCATCATGCGGCGGGCATAGCTGAGGTCTGAGGCCATGGCTTCACGGGTAGGATAATCTGGATCGGCTGGCGTTCCTGGCAGTTCATCGTCTTCGCGCACGTCGGCGCCAAGCACACTGCATGCATACGCCCTGTAGAAGCGCTTGGAGGCAGCAAACTGTTCGTCTGATAGATCACCCTTCCTGTGACAGATCTCAGCCGGTGCGATGCCCCTGTAGGCCGTGGCCTGGGTTTTCTGGTCCGTGTGCGCCTTCTGGTGCTCGTGGTGGCGCATCCATTCACGCGTAGGTGCGAGTGTGTCTGTGGTCATGATCGTGCCTTCTGTCTGGTACGCGGCACTATTTCGCTTTCCCGATTGAATTCAGAGTTCTCGCCTTTCCCGGGCTCACGGCTCTGGCCTTCTTGGATTTGCGCTCTCGAATGGCCTGGCTTGCATCCGTCTTGCGCTTCGTGCGGACGATCTTCCCGTCTACGTGCTTGAAGCCCTTGCCGAGGGTGGTCATTCGTCGCCCTCATGAACAACAAGCCCCATCCTGTTGACCTTGGCTTGCATCAGATCGCATCGATCTCCGTGGCGTTTTTGCAGGAAGTCATCACACGCAAACTCACCGGACGGAACCGTGAACACTGCATAGCTTTGGTTGGCCGATGGGATTGCACAAAACCGATGGCAATCACATGCAGAGACGCACTCATCGTTTCGGCACATGGTGATGTCAGCCATCCACGTCCTCCAAGAACTTGAGCCTCGGCAATGAGGGCCAGACAATGGTTGTCATGCTCTCGAAGCAACGCGCTGTAAGCCTTGCCCTCTGGAAATGGTCCCACCATCGCCATCGTATCGCTGCCGGCGCGCGCCTGCGATGTCTCTGCCTGCCTCCCGGAGTGCCTTTCCGATGCGCTCAGGCGATGTCCCGAGCCGTTCCGCGATCGCGCTCGTAGACAGGCCGTGATCCCACAGCTCGACGGCCGTCGCATCGTCGAATTCATACCAGCGCTTCTGGGGTTTCGTCGGCCGTTCAACGCCCAATCGCTTGAGACGTTGGCCAACCGTGTTAGCGGCCAATCCGATCTCGCCAGCAATATCCTTGATTTTCACGCCGGCTGCGTATAGCCGGAGCATTTTTTCATCTTCCCCACAGCGTGGGCAGGTCTTGGTCATTCTGCTGCCTCCACGGTCATGCGAGATCCCTCACGACATTGCAGGCCGGATCGCAGTAGACATGCACGATCTCGGTTGGTCCGTTGCGGTTCTTGGCGACGATGATTTCTGCGGCGTTGCGCACGGCCTCGAGGTGGGCTTGACGCTCGAGCTCCTGCTGCGTGCCGGCGTCGTGCTTCATCCGCTCGAGGTAGTAGCTTTCCCGATAGGCGAACATGACCACGTGGGCGTCCTGCTCGATGTCGCCGCTGTTGCGGAGATCGGACAAGCCCGGGCGTTTGTTCTCCCGTCCTTCGACGCCGCGGTTAAGCTGCTGCATCGCTAGCACGCAGCAATCGAGCTCCTTGGCCAGCGTGGCAAGCCCGTTGCTGATCTCTCCGACTTCGTTGACCTTGTTGCCGGCGTAGCGGCCTGACGGCTTGATCAGGCCCATGTGGTCAACAACGATCAGATCCAGCGATCCGCCGTCAGTTTCGAACTGTTTCTTGTGTTTCCGAGCTCGTGCAGCGATTTCGGAAACCGTCAGCGACCTCTGGTCATCGATCACAAGCGGGATCGTCTCGAACTTCGCAGCAGCCGTTTGCCAGCGCTCGAACTGGTCATCTGTCAGCGAGCCATTGAGCGCCCAGGTGTACGGGATTGGCCTGTCACTGGTCCAAGCGATGTCCGACATTGACCTACATGCGAGTTCGTGACGGCCCATCTCGAGGCTGAACAGAACCGTGCCATGTCTGGCGTGAGCCGTGCGTACCAGCGAGGCCAAGCCGATCATGGATTTGCCCATGGATGGCCGGCCGGCAAGGATGCAGAACTGGCCGCGGTGATAGCCGCCGATGCTCGCGTCCAGCGTTTTGAGGCCAGTTGTTGCCCGCTGTGCTGGCGTCGGATTGCGGAGCTCGGCAACAGCATCACGGATCGCTTGGCTGTAGGTGGCGTAGGTTTTGGTTTCCCTGCCTTCGACCAGCACGCCGTCGATTTCCGCGATGACATCGGCAAGAAACCCGCGAATGTCGGTTTCGTGGTCAGCACCGGCTGAGCTCATGGCCCGGCCGATCGCCATCACATGCCGGCGGTTGGCAATGTCCTTGAGATCATCCGCAGCACCCGGCGTGAGATCAGCGATCCCCTTGACCTCGAGGCGACGGACATATTCGGCAGCCGAGCAGTTTTCGGTGATGGGCGCCGCATGCTGCACCTTGGCTGCCAGCATCTTGGCATTGATGCCGCGGCCTTCGCCGTGAGCGCTCGAGATCAGCCGGAAAATCTCCCGGTGGAATGGCTCGGCAAAGTGATGCTCTGCCATTTGCCACTGGTCGAACAAGCGCTCATTGGCCAGCAATCCGCCAAGCACGACCTGTTCTGCCTCAATGGAGGCGCGCTCTAGCGTGTCAGTGTCGTGCATCGCCAACCTCCTTTAGCACCCGGTTTTTCCAGTTCCGCATGAATGGCGTTTCCTCGATCTCCTCATTCTCGAGAAGTTCAGAGCCTGGAGCTGGTTTGCAATATCGAGGCGTGCTTGGGTCGAGCTTGAAGCCAAGGCTGGCGCTTGGAAGTCCTGCGTTCTGGCCTTCAGCCAAAGCGTTGGCGAATACGTTCACTGTCGCTTGCCGCCGGCTCTTGGCCTCGGCTACCGCCTTGGTGAAATATCCCCATCCGCTGATGGTTCGGCCCTTGGCGATCATACGCCCGCCGATGTCTCGGATTGTTGGCAGGATGTCACGCTCGAGGTCTGCCCCCTGGTCAATCCATGCCAACGGTTCTGAGAAGTTTTCGAGAGCAGCCGTTGTTCGATTGAGAGCCTTTCCGCCTGCTTCGAACATTTTTTCAGCAAGCGCAGCAGGATTGATCTGCTCTGACTCTCCCAATGCTGTTGCTGTTGTTAGTTTGTTATTTTTTTCTTTTAGGGGGGTGTGGGGGGAACTTTCTTTTGCTGCAGTGACCGTACGGTCAGTTTTTGTGACTGAGTGGTCACTTTGTGACTGTACGGTCAGTTCCGTACGGTCACTTTTGACCGAGTGGTCACTTTGAGTGACTGTACGGTCACTTTCTCCGAGCATCTTGATTGCCCGATAAACCGCGCTTGTGGTGCATTCTAGTTCAGCGGCAAGTTCTTTCGGGCAGGTTATCCCGCATCTCATGGCAAAGCGCACGGCATGCGCCAGAGGGGTAAGCTTGCTCATCGCTTGGCCCTCCTGAACCGCATCGGCTTAGGAGGTGGCTGGAACAGATAGAGCGTGCGGCCGACAAGCCATTCGGCGGCGCCTAGCTCTTTCGCTGTTTCGATGAATGCGACTGCATCGCCTGTGTCGCAGATGTCCCAAGGCGCAGAGCCGTGTTGATAGATGAAAAATAGTGTATCAAACGGCAGCTCTGCCTTGTTTCCGGCGTGATTTTCGTGCATTAATGTCCCCGTCAATTCTAATTATTTACCCGTCGCGGCACCCCATGCTGCGGCGGGTTTTTCTTTACGCGGAACTAAACGCTGGAACTCTCTAACGCCTAAGCAGGCCGGGCCGGGCGCTAATCCGGCTTGGATGGGCGATCTCTCTTACCGGGACAGCTTTCACTGCCGATGGGGGCCTTGCGAGCCGTACCACCAACTCAATCCGGGTCCCTCTCTACCGTTTCATCCACCGAGTTC